ATCTTCGCGAACCCCGCCATTAGCTTTGTCGCTGCGGGCAACAGCGCGAGGCCGATTGAGATTCCGAGCGACTGCATGGAACCCTTGGCCTCGGCCATGCGCTGATTGAACGTCTTCTGTACGTCGGCCCAACCCTCGACCGACTTACCGCCCTTACGCACGTGGTCGCCCACGCCCTTGACGTCGTCCTTAAACGTCTTCATATGCGAGCCGGTTAGCTGTAGCGCACCCATCATGGATTTGGTGCCGCCGACCATGGTCGCGAGGGCGCCGATGTACGTCTTTTGGGAACCGCTCATCTTGTTGAGCTGCCCGTTAAAGTCCTTGGAATTCTTCGACGCCTTTTGCAGCGTGTCGATAAGGACCGTGCCGCCGGGACCCATCTTGTTTTTGATGGCGCCCGTAAGGGTTTCCAGCGTGGCGGCGAGGCCCTTGTGACCTAGCTCTAGCGCAACCTTGTTGGCGTCGAGCCCTAGCCCCTTCATAGTGGCGGCAGCCTTGGGCGTGGCGTTCGAGAGTTGCCCGATCGTCTGCCGTAGGTAGGTCGCTGCCACGTCGGCGGAAGTACCCTGCGACGTCATTGTGGCCATGGCGCCGAGAACCTCGTTAAGGCCGACATGTGCCGCCGAGGCCACGGGGAGAATCGAGGCCATGGAACCGGCTAGGGCTTCCATGTTGGTTTTGCCCTCGGCCTCGGTCGCAACCAACGCATTCATGGTCGGTACGGCATCCTTGGCGCTTAGGTGATACGCGTTTAGCGCCGTCGTCACAGCGTCGGTAACCGTGCCGAGGTCGGCAGCGCCCACCTTTGCACCCTGCGCAGACGTCTTGAGTACCTGTAGCGCTGCACTGCCGTGGTAACCGGCAGACTCGACCGTATAGAGGCCCTGCGTTAGCTGCTGTGTCGACTGGCCGACTTGCCCCGCCATGGCGAGGACGCCGTCTGACACGAGTTTCATATTCTGCGCCGACTCACCCGCACCCGTGCGAACACGAGTCATGGAAGTCTGAAAGTCGGCAGCCATGTGAATTGTCTTGACAGCGGTAACGCCCGCCGCCACGCCGATTCCGAGTAGGGCCGCACTCGCAACGCCGCTAAGGCGCTTCATGTGCCCGCCGCCCTGCGCCTCGACCTCGGCTAGCTCGGTGCGGACACCCTTTGCGGTGGCGGAAAACCCAGTCTTCTTACCTAGGAACTCGATAAAGATCGGGGGCAACGCACCCATCGGTTACCCCCTTATTTGGTTGCGGTGGCTTTCGCCCATGCCTTTTCCCACACGATGGGCATTTTCGGTTTGGCCGAATTCACGCCCGGGGCAAAGTACGGGTGATTAGCCTCTTCTCGGGCCTTATAGACGTTCGCGACGGGGGCAACTTTGCTGCCCATAAACACGACGCCGGAATAGGTGCCCTTGCCCTCTAGGCGGGGCTTACGGCTAGCGCGCACGGCGCCGTTCAGCGTGCCGGTAAAGCGCCCCGGGCCACCCGAACGGTTCACGTGGCCGGAACCGCCACCGTTGATATCCACTCTCGTAATGAACGGGAACGCCACACCTTGCCCACGGTGATTCCAGCGGGCGCGACCTCGCAGCCTCGACCGGACACGGGCCCGAGTGAGTGACTGCACTTTCTTAATGGCGGCGACCGTCGCGAGGTCAACCCGCTTATCCATGGCGATCAATTCCGCCTCGGCAGCCTTGGCACCCTCGATTAGGGCGCCGAACGCCTCATTAGCCATTCGCCGCCGCCCTTTCCTTGTTAGCGCGGGCACGGGACACGGCGTCATCTACGGCTAGTAGCCAATCCAGTTTCACGGCCGATTCGTCGTCGAGGTCGGACGGGCGGCAACCCATGAGGGTGCATAGCCGCCACGTCCGGTAGTCCTCAAGAGGCAGCGCCTCGGCGGGAAACTCGAAAGTCCCCTCTAGAGCCTGGCTTAGGCGCCAGAGGGAGCGATAGGGGAATCAGCGTCCGCCGACGGCTCAAAGTCCGGGAGTAGCTGCGGCAGGTACGGGGCGCATTCCTTGCGTAGCGCGTCGAGGTCGGCCCCGGGCACGTCCTGAACGCCGTCAACGGTCACGGCAAACCCGTACGACCACCCGGCGACCAGCGCGGCCACTAGGGAGTCGTTCAGGTCCTCTAGAAGGTCGAATGCGTCGCCCATACCGGCGGCGATACGTAGTTCCGCCTCGGGGTCGAGGACGGTACCCGCAGCCTTGGCAATGGCCTGCGCTTCCTTCACAGCGGCGGCGAACGCGGGGCGCGCGGCTAGCTGGGCCTGAATGCGCTTGATAGGCCGACGCTGCCGTTCGGTGACCTCGGACACGGGGCGCAGGTCGGCGGAAGCGCCCGAGGGCAGAGTGATGTGAATCATTAGGCGTAAGTTCCCGATGCAATCGCGTTCTGAATGGTGGCCTTGATAGGCGAGTAACCGCCCGAGGCGCCGATATCCGTAGAGTTCGCGCGAGCGCTGAACGACACGGCGATTTCGACGTAATCCTTACCGCGCCCGATGTCGGCAGCGGAGTAAACGACGTTCGTCATGTGTAGCTTGACCTGAATCGCCGCCGCACCCGCACCCGCCTGGAAATTGACGTCTAGCGAGGGCTGCGTGTTGTTCAGGTAGTTGGTTAGCTGCGTGTCGTCCTCCATCACAAGCGTTAGCTTGCCGTCGACCGTCACGGGGCCCGACCAAATGTTGCCCGGGTTCTGAGAACCGGCGACCGGCTGAATAACGGTCACGGGGCGCTTAATGGTGACCTCGCCGTCGAGGACGGCCGTAGAGGCGACACCGCCGATGGTTACAGCACCGGTCCATGCAGCAACAGGCGCAACAGCCGTAAACGATGGCGTCGGAACGGTCGTGGTCGTCGAGGCGAACGCCGTTGCCTTGGCCGTGTAGGTAAGCATCGAGTCGCCGTTGAACTTGAACGCAAGTTCCGAGAACTTAGCGCCCGCATACTGCCGTGTGCCGGTCGCGTAGTAGTCGGTGAGGGTGTAACTCTTAGGCTGCCCGTCGGCGCTGTTCAGCGTGGAAACGGCGTGCGTGAACGGGGCACTAGCGCCCGTGGTCGTCACGTCGCCGAGGACACCCGCGAGCATCCAACCAACGGTGTCCGGGAAAACGTCGCCGCCGAAATCAAAGGTTGAATGCTTCGGACCGGCGATTTCGTTGTAAACCTCGACCATGGAACCGCGTAGACCCTTGTCCTGAAGAAGGGTTAGCGAATCCTTGGGGGTCGGCTTGTCGACCGGAATAAACGCGGTCGCAGGGACCGCCGTTCCTAGGATCGTTTCCTTGGCAATGCCGAGGAAAGAGAGATTTGAAGAATGCGGCATGTGCAGCCCTTACAGATTCGTAGGTGCGGGGTCGGCAGCCGCCTCGGGCTGCGGGTTCTCCAACGGCAGAGGCGCAGAATCCTGCGGAGTTGCCGCCGACTCCCATCGGCCGTCGTCGGGCGCCTCGGCGAGGTCGAGCACAACACCCGGGGCAGCCTCGACGCCGAGCGTCGGGTAATAGCGTTCATCGGTGCCGGAATACGAGAAAAGAGGCAAGGGGGTTCCTCGGGTCGAGCACCTACTAGTGACTAGTAGGTGACTAGATGCGCTGGAAGCACTCGACCTCGATCACGACCGTTGCGTGACGCCCCATGTGCTGGTCATCCCACGTGACCTCATGCGAGGACGTTTGCGGGCGCGCCGTAAGGACGTGGCCACCTAGGGACGGGTCGGTGCGGATAACCGAAATGACGGCGTCGGCGAGGTCGCTTGCGCGCTGATAGACGGCCTGCGGATCGTCGTTGCCTCGGTACACGTCGATTTCGATCTCAATCGTGTACCGCTCGTCGAGCCATCCGGCGCCACCCCCGCCGACCATGGAATTGACGCCGATATGCCGACTCACCTTGCCGACCGAAACAATGTCGTCCGGCTGGTCGGGTCCCGGTTCGTCGTAGCACACCAAAAGGCGGGCAGTCGTGACGTTCGGGTCGGGCGCGAGGTTCGCTGTAAGTTGGTTGAACAGGTAGGCCCGTACGGCGGGCGAGGTCGAGCTAGGTATGGGCATTACGCGATTCCCGGGGGTCGGCGCTTAGGTCCCCATAGTTCGATCACACGGTCTGGCAGCGCAAACCCCATAGGGACGCCCATAGAGTCGCCGTCGATTCCAGCGCTACCGAACTTAGGCCGTCCGCCGTTCTGCGTCTGCTGCCATAGGTGCCGAATCAGTTCGAGGGCGCCTAGGCGGATGGTGAACGGGATTTGCCCGCCCGTTCCGGCGGTGTAGACGACCTTTACGTTCTTGTCGCCGAGTGCGAACGTGGCAGCACCTCCGCCGAACGTGCGGCGGGTTATCTGCCCCGTGGTGTAGTCGACCGTGAAGGCAAATGCGTTCATCTGCGCGTCGAGGTTCTGTTCAGTGAGAACGAACCCCGAAAGGCCGTAGTACTCGGTGACCGACTGCACCGAGGCGAGGGGCAACCAATCCGGCTGAATGGTCGACAGTCCCCCGTCGAAAAATTGTGTGTGCACCTCGGGCAGGAACGGGCCGCACACGTCACGGGCCTGGTCTGCCGCTGTGAGTATGAACCCCTGCAATTCCTCATCCTGCCGAGTGTCATTCAGCGGGATATTGAGGTGTTTCTTAACCGAGATTAGGTCGACCATCTGTTCAACGCCCTGCGGGCGCACGGTGAACTGATCTTCAAACGCCCACCCGACGGGAACCCCGCCGTTCGTGCCGGTCGCCGTCCATCGGACAAGCCACGTACCGGCCGAGACAGACGGCACAACGGCGCTGTACGCCCCGCTACCGGCCGAACTCACCGAGGGCGAGGTGATGGCCCCGGACGGGCTTGTGACGGTCACAGAGGCGACCAGGGCGCCCGTGGTGGCGTTGCCCTGGTCATCCAGCGGGGTGCACATGAGGCCGACGTCTTGCCCGACGAAATAAATCGTCTGAGTGGTCAATGTTGGCCCCTATCGGTAACGGCGGTGTCGGCGGTGGTGCGACCCCCGGCGGTGGTGGTGGTGCGTGTGTCGGCGGTGGTGCAAATGCCGTCGGCGATGCTGGGCAGCGTGCCGCTTGTGCTTGCGGTGCAAGTGCCGGTGCTTGTGGTGGTGCGTCGTGTGTCGGCGGTGCTTGCGATGCGTGTGCAAGTGCCGGTGATTGTGCAGCCGCCTAAGAATCTTCCGCGCCATGCGGGCAGCCGCACTTAGGTGCCGGGTGTGTCGGCGGTGCTTAAGGTGCGTGCGGTGGCGGTAGTGGCGGTGGTGATGCTTTAGGTGCCGGTGGTGCTTTAGGTGGCGGTGGTGCTTTAGGTGATAGTGCCGCCGCTTGTGGTGCTTCTTATGGTGCGCTGCATGGGCCTTACGGCCGTGTGGCTTAGTGGGCCGTTTCCCGTGCCGGTGCGAATGAACGAAACGGGAAACGGCATGGCCCCGGTGGTGGCTATGGCCCATAGACCGGCGAACAGCGCGCCGCCAATGGTCGTAATGCGTAGCCATAGCCACCACCTAAAGGGCTTAGAACGTCGGGGC